TCCTGACTATATTTTCAGCTTTCCCAAGTGAGAATGTTCTAAAAGCCGGTCAAGCTATGGGTATTCTTGCACTATCGCTACTTGTCATGGTTGCTGCAATTGCCATTCTTGGTAACATGGATATGGCCACATTAATTCAGGGTGGCGGAGCACTTGCTGTGATGATTACAGCATTAGTTGTAGCTGTCAATCTGATGAAGGGTTCAGGCGAAGGCGCTGCGGCAATGATCGCAATGGCTGCGGCAGTAGCAATTCTAGCAGCTGCAGTCAAAGTGCTCGGTGATATGGATATCGAAGCTTTGAAGAATGGTATTGGTACTGTTATTCTTCTACTTCTTGGTCTGGTTGTGGCTGCAAACATGATGGAGAAAACTGTTCCTGGTGCTGCTGCAATGATTGTCATGGCGATCGCTATTGGTATTTTGACATTTTCTATAGCAGCACTGGCGCAAATTCCAGCTCAAGCTATTTTCACAGCATTACTTGCAATTACTGGTGGTCTTGCAATTCTTCTTGTGGCTGCTCTTGCTGCGCAAGCAGTGGCACCCGGTCTATTCATTTTGGCTGGGGCAATTCTAGCTATTGGTATAGCGGTTCTGGCAGGCGGTGCCGGCATGGTATTATTTGCTATGGGGTTAGCTACTGTTGGGGTTGCAGCACAAGCAGCTATTCCTGGTTTAATGGCGTTCGCACAAGCGTGTGGTCAAATGATGCCTTACATCGCAGCAATGGTGGCGGTGTCACTTGCGATTGGCGCTTTGGCGATTGTGGTATTTGGTCTTGGTATAGCCTTTGTTGTTCTTGGTGGTGGTCTTCTAACCATGGGTGCCGGTCTAGCGTTGCTGTCAGCATTCGGAGGTCTTGGGGCTATTGCACTTCTCGCTGTTTGGAAGGCTCTAGAACCACTGATTTGGGAAATACCTAAAATGACTCTTTTGGGCGGAGCATTCCTCGCTTTGGGTGTTGGTTTGTTAGCGTTGGGTGCCGGGTTAGCGGTTACGGCTATTGGTACAGCGTTGCTAGCTATTGGTATGTTGGCTTTTGTTGGTGCAGGGTTTGCATTCGCAGCAACATTAGATTCGGTTCGAATGGCCTTTGAGCGATTCTTACCAATCACAACACAGATAACAACATTGACCGACTCATTAAACACATTTGGCGGAACATTCCGAGAGTTAAACATTGCTCTACTTGGTATGAGTTCAAGTCTAGTGAGTGTGTCTACTGGTTTTTCGGTATTCGTTTCTTCAACGGGCTCTATCATTTCTGGACTACAAGGAATAGAAACTGCTGTAGGACAATCATCATCAAAGTCGAAAGCAGCTTTTAATGTGATGTTGGGCGTCTTTATCGTATCGGCCATAGCGTTGGGTGCCGCAACTAGAGGTATTGGGATACAAGTTCAAAATGGGAGTAGATCCATACAGACTTCTTTGAACGGAATTATAGAAAAAGTTGCCGAGTTTGCTATTAAATTAGCCGCAAAGAGTGCTAGTCTAGATTCTGCAGCGACAACAATGTTAAGTGCATTTGGGACAACAATAAACACTAAACTCGCTACAATTAAAACTGAGATACATTCTAAAGGTTCATCAATTGGCGATAATCTTACTGCTGGTATGAAACGAGGTATCGAAAACGGTACCGGCGATGTTGTTTCTGCAGCAAGATCCATGGCGAAAAAGGTTATTCAGGCCATTAAAGAAGAGTATAAGATTAAATCGCCATCAAAGGTCATGGAAGAGATTGGTAAGTATGTTAAAGAAGGTTTCTATAAAGGCTTAACAGGTTTTGAAGACGAACCAGTGCACCGAGTCACAGAAGCCGTCAACAAAATGAAAACCGATCTTAAAAAAGCCATTGATGACGCAAGTTCGGAGATTGAGACTGCTAATGCTAAAATCACCAAACTTAACAAGAAAAAGAAAAAGTCCAAGCAGGACAAAAAGGATCTAAAAGATGCTAAGGCGTTAGTCGCACAACTCAAAACAGATAAAGCAAATGCTGAAGCAGCGATGGCACAGCTTGATGGTATTTTGAAGACACATCAAGATGAATTGATGAAGATTTCAGATCAATATTATGCTAAAGTTGAAGACGTAAAGAACGCTCAGAAAGCTCTGGATGATGCCAATCAAGCTTTACTTGATGGTGAAAAGCGATTTAGAGATAAATTCTCAAGCCTTCCGGAATTCGCTGAAGAAGGCGATTTAGTAAATACTTATATTGATGATTTAAATAAGCAAATCGCAGCCACCAAGAAGTTCTCTGAGACATTAGCAATATTAAGATCTATGAATCTCGATGACGCCACCTATTCCAAGCTGCTTGAGAAGGGTATTAGTGCGCAACCATTTATTGATGCCTTGATTGAGAATGGACAACTAGGCATTGATGAAATCAACAAACTTGACGCAGAACTCACAGACCAAGCAACTGCTTTAGGTAAAATTGCCGCTTCAGAAATGTATCAAAGCGGTATCGATGCAGCTGAAGGTTTCCTTAAAGGTCTTCAGAGTGACGAAGCAGCGCTTAAGGCTCAAATGACAAATCTTGGAACTATCATTGTTGATACAATCAAAACTCAACTGGGTATTCAATCGCCTTCGAGAGTATTGATGGGTGTTGGTGGTTATACCATGCTTGGTCTGATGCAAGGTATGCAAAAGTATATTCCAGCATTGGAAAAGACCACAGAAGACGTTGGTGATGCTGCTGTAGATGGGTTGCGTAAAGCAATCGATGAGATTGGCTCTAGCGTATATGGTGAGATGGATATGAGTCCGGTAATTCGACCGGTGTTAGATCTTACAGATGTTGAAAAATCAGCTAAGTCACTTGGTTCGGTGTTTGATTCTAGAACCATCGATCTTAATTCAACATATGCCGATGTGTCTAGTCTGGCGTTTGCCGCTCGACAGAGAGAACTGTTGATTCAACAACGACAGGAAGATAGCGATCTTCTTGGTGAATCGATAACTTATATTCAGAACAACAATTCACCAAAGGCGTTAACCAATGCCGAAATCTATAGACAAACGCGCAATCAGCTGTCTACGGTTAAAAAGGGTCTTTCGATCTGATATTTGATAAAACTGTCTAGTGGAGGATAAAACATGAGCAAATTGGTTTGGAACACCAATGGTGATCGGTACTATGAAACTGGTATTGATAAAGGAGTGTTTTATCCTCCACTAGAATCTGGTATAGCGTGGAATGGGTTAATTTCGGTAACTGAAACCGCCGAAAACGCAGGAGTTAAATCGTTTTATCTTGAAGGAATTAAGTATTTAGAAGTAGCGAACAATGAAGAATTTTCCGGATCCATCGAAGCATACTATCCACCTCAAGGATTTTATCGTTTTGATGGTACCTATAATGTTGGGAATTCATTATTTATTACCCAACAGCCAAAAAGAAGTTTCGGTTTTTCCTATCGGACTAAAGTTGGAAACGACACAATCGGTGAAAATTACAGTTATAAAATTCATCTAGTCTATAATCTTTTAGCTATAAGCGGGGATAAAACATACAAGACGCTAGCGGATTCGCCGGAAACATTGATTCATAATTGGTCCTTTACAACCGTTCCAGAGTTGATTGAAGGGTTAAGGCCTGCTGCACACCTGATTGTAACCCCGGCAAAGCCGACATTCATAGCTGCCGTAGAAGAGATTCTATATGGAACAGCCTCGACACAGCCTCGTTTACCATCACCGGCCGAATTGCTTGAGTTGAATAGGACAACTTAATGCCTAACTTGGTTTGGGGTGTATCGGAAGCAGCTTATGAATCTGGAATAGAAAAAGGAGTGTTATATTCAGATTCAGCGATTGTTTGGAATGGCTTGGTCTCCGTTAATGAGATTTCCGCAAATAGCGAATTTTCAACATATTTTGAGGGAGTTAGAAGTCTTAATGGTGGACGATCTGGGGAATTCAGCGCAACTATCGAAGTTTTCACTTATCCAGAAGTATTAGAAGATGAAAAAGCTATATTTGCAGCTCTCAGCTATCAGACAAAAGCCGGAGCTAATCGCTATCGAATTCATTTAGTTTACAATCCAATGTTCTATTTGGATTCTAAAAACCATGTGAGTAGTTCCGAAACAACAGAACTTGAACTTTTTAGTTGGACAATGTCTACTACCGCAGTTATCGTAGAGGGGTTTGCGCCATTTTCACACATGTATATAGAAATTGATAGCGTTAATAAAGATTTATTAACATCGTATTTAGAACAAATCTTTTATGGATCTGAAGAGAATAATGCTTATGTGCCAGCGCCAACAGATTTAATAAGGTTGTTTGAAGAAAATCCCTCATCTAATATACTATTGATTTTGGATCATGGAGATGGATCTTGGACCGCTGTTGGTTCGGACGAAGTCGTTAAACTATTGGATGACACTTCCTTTGAAATCGACTCACCATCGGCGATGATGCTCAACCAAACAACTTACACGGTCGAATCTATCTAAGGACTAAAATGGCTAAAGTAACTGGTCTTACCGCGGCCAGAATGTTAGAAATAGAAAACGCATCAATCGTTGACGCTCGACTTAATGATTACGACTTGATCTTGACCAATCATGAAGGCCAAGATATCAACGTTGGTAATGTAAGAGGGCCGCAGGGACCTGAGGGTCCAATCGAAACACCAGCGACAATCGGTGCAATGATCAACAGCACCGCGGATAAAACCTCTCCAGTAGATGCTGATAGGCTTCCTCTAATGGATAGTGAAGTCGGTAATGTTATAAAAAAGTTTTCATGGTTGAGTGTCAAAGATCGATTAAAAGAGTATTTTGATACTTTATATACGCCAATCAACAACATATCTACTCAATCAGGACTGTTAGATCCTACATACCGATTCGGTTCATCCAAAGTAAAAATAGATGGTACGTTATCGTCGAATAGTTTCGAGTGGCTGACGCCCTATAAACCACAAGGAAATAGAGTCGTCAATCTTTTAACGGTTGGGTCAAGTACAAAAATAATTGGACAAGCAGAAAATAATAGCACTCAACTTCCTCTGAATAAGACCTACTGGTATTCATATAATGACGTTAATGATATTTCAGGAACAACTCTGTGGTCTTCGGCCATAAAAGTTACAAAATTACCTTCGGGTTTAGTTGTTCTTAGTGGTTTACTTTCTAGCATTACACTCGCACCGGCAGGTTCATTAATAGCAACTCTTCCGGTTGGTTATCGGCCGGATAATTGTATTTTACACCCAGTTTTGATTGCTGATTTTGTTAAAACCATTTCCATTGAAACGGATGGAAGTATAAGAGTATATGGACAAGATATCCCAGCTAATTATTATTTAGGATTAGATGGTGTGACTTTCTGGGCTGCAGGTGTCGCTAATTGGGTGCCAATTGGTAGTGGCGGATCTAGTTTTGGAGTGAGATTTTCAAACCATGCACCTTGGGACGCGATATATGGATATCCGAGTTACTGGAAAGATCCATATGGGTTTGTGTGGTTTAGAGGTTTGGTAAGAGCATTAGCAGATATCACAATTGAAAACGACATTATAGCTAATCTCCCATCGAATTATAAAGCTAATCTAGAACAACATTTCATCGCTACCGGTGATCCACTTCACCCTTTACAGGGTGCTGGGTCTGGTTATAATCATGAAGGATTAGTACACAAAAATATCACTGGTAAAACATTAATCGCTGGTGGCGCAAAATCATTGGCTGGAATATGTATCCAGACAAACGATTCTAAAAACAGTAATGCGTGGGTTACACCACCAGCATTAGGTAATTCATGGGTTAATTGTCAACCTTCAAACTATCCATCAGCTTCCTATTTACTCCGAGAAGATGGATTAAGAATGCTTTCTGGTCTAATCAAATTTGGCGTATTGGGGCAGGCAGTGATGCTTTTATCCGAAAAAGAATACCATCCGGAAAATGGTCGACAACTATTCCCAGCGATAGCATCGGCTGGCGAAGCCCGAATCAATATTCATGGCACTAATGATGGTTCTACTGCCGGTTTAATTTCTCCAACAAGAGCAGTTAATGGACATAACTGGTTTTCCATAGATCAAATAAAATGGATTCCTTAAACGTTTTCCACAGTCAAGAAAGGTTTTAAATGTCTCTTCAAAAAGTAATATTCTTGACTGATCAAGGCGAGTCTTTAGAAATACCACTTCGCAACCCTCAAAATGGCTTATATATCGATGATATCACGGGTCTAGGACCAGTTAAGGCCGAGATAACTTCTTCAACCTTTGGTAATGTCGACGGTGAACAATATCAAACGAGTCGTCGAGGAAAGCGGAATATAGTTGTAAAACTGGGCTTTGCTCCAGACTATCTAACAACTACTGTATATTCACTCCGACAATACTTATATTCGTTGTTCATGCCAAAAAGCCAAATTAACCTTCGATTTTTCTTAAGTGAAGGATTGGTACTGTACATTACTGGAATAATTGAAGATTTTGATGCGCCAATTTTCACGCAAGAACCAACCGCGACGCTGTCAATTCTTTGTTTTGATCCTGATTTTTCGACATCAACAAGAATTGTCGGAGGAAACGTATTACATCCACTATCCAGTAATGATGAGAGCAGTTGCGAAATAAACTATGTTGGGTCATCCCCAACTGGCTTTCTTTATCGACAAATTTTTTCATCGGTTGTTCCAGTTAATTTGAGCCTTACGGTTAGCAATAATGTGGCTGGCGCATCAAGTATTAACATTGAAAATTACGAATTCGAGGAAACTGACGAATTGCAAATCAGTACTATCCAAGGAAGTAGGGGTGTATGGGTAGTTAGGAACAGTGTTAGGGAATCAATTCTTTATAACGTTGACGTTGAATCCGTATATAGCGCATTGTATTACGGAATCAATAAGTTTCGAGTAGTAACAAACTTAGAAGAATATTATGCTATACCGTTTGTGGTGACGTATTTAACAAAATACGGAGGGTTATAATGGACATATACCTTCTGGATAATCAGTTACGTCGAACAACTATTGTGGACCTTTATAAATCACTGATCTGGACAGAGCGATATTCAGAGTATGGCGATTTTGAATTAGTACTCCATAATACCAGGAACAACTTAAATCTTTTCCAAAACGGAACGCGTATTCGAATTGCTAAATCTAACCGAATCATGGAAGTTGAAACAGTCTCTGTAAAGGAAGATGCGGACGGTGCTGAAACCCTAACCGTTACTGGAAGGTCTTTAGAGTTTGTTTTAATTAATCGGTGCCACCCAAAGTGGGATTACGGACCAGGAACACCGAGCGCTATCGCTAATGCGATATTCAAAGATCTTTGTATTACCGGTATCATCTCCGTTGATGATAGAATTCCACAGCTGGTTGAAGGTATTTCGAGTCCGGCTGGGAATATTCCAGAACCAACTGAAGAGATAACCATGACGCTTGGTCCTGGAGAAATCTATGAAACCATTAAACAAATCTGCGACATCTACAACTTAGGGTTTCGCATAATTCGAAATGGCGAAGATCCAGTCTCCTTATACTTTGAGGTCTACACTGGTGACGATCGAACATCCACTCAAAATTTAAAACCCGCAGTCATTTTTAGTAAAAGTCTTGAAAATCTCTCAAACATAAGTTCTATTTCATCTGTTGTAGATTATAAAAACACAGCATATGTTTTTAGTGAAAACGGTTTTGAAATAGTCTACGCGGATTCTACAAATACTTCGATGGCGGGTTTTGAACGACGCGTGTTGCTAGTTGAAGTAAACGACATAGATCTTGTTGCAGGCCCAGAATTAACTGCGATTTTAAGACAAAAGGGTCGAGAAGAACTAGCTAAAAACAGAGCAGTTATCGCTTTTGATGGCGAAATTCCACAAACAAACACGTATCGGTATGGCGTAGATTACAATCTTGGAGACATGGTCGAGTTACGAGATACTGATGGTAAAATTAACATCATGCGAGTAACTGAGCAAATTTTCATTTCGGACGATCAAGGTGATAGATCTTACCCCACTCTGTCGTTTGATTTGTTAATCACACCTGGATCTTGGGCCTCATGGCCCGCAAGCCAAGAATGGGAAGACGTTAACGACATGTGGGCACAAGTTTAAAGG